GGCTCAAAAAGCATAGTATAGATTCGTTTGAAGCAGTAGGCATTTGCCAACAGTATGAAATAGACAATTTCGGTGAAGCAAGTAGTGTTTATGACAACAGCGAAAAGGTTGTTAATATGTTAGTTTACATATTTGGTGAAGAGCTTTTAAATGAACTTAACGTTGAAACAGTTGAAGAATTAAAGTCTGAACTTTTAGGATTAGTTTGAAGATGAACAACGAAAACCAATTCAACCAAGTCGATTTGCTCTTTGATCCAGTGAGAGCATTAGCGCACGTTATTAGAATGAGAAACATCACGCTAACGAATAAGCCAGATCATGAGTTTGTGGCATACTTCAACGAGATTGAAACAACGCTCAGAAAGATGCGCGAAAAGAACGAAAAACTTGCTGCTATGGTTGAATATATGACGCGGCAACAAGATAAGTTTTCAACATCAACGCCAGTCAACGTTGTCGAACATAGCGAAAAAGCACCACGACCAAAAGAAAAGCTGTCAGATGAGGACTGGTTAAGAAAACCACTAACTCAAGCCAACCTTAACTTCTAAAAATGCGTAATATGTGCGAATGAATTTAAGCACATTTAACGTAGCGTTTGGTTTAATCTACGGATTCTGTTTTGGAGTCAACTACTTTGCTTTTGATATCGAAGATGAAGACGGTTCGGAATACAAAGAGCATAACACCCAGATTCTAATAGGTTTCTTTGCCATCAATATAGCGGTTTATGAGCCTTTGCACTAAACCGCTGCTTGAAATTTTAGCGGATAAACATGATCATTGGCTGAATGAGGCTAGAAATCTTGGTGCTGGAGATTTTACTGAAGACATCGTTCAAGAGATGTATGTTCGCCTTCATGTTTACGTTGATGATCCAAGAAGAATAATGTATGACGTTGACGAAGTAAACACCTTTTACGTCTATATTACATTGCGCAACCTTGTAAGCAGCCTACATAAATCACAGATGCGCTTTGAGATAGTTAGAGGTAAAGAGATGGAGCGACTATGTTCCACAATAGCTGAAGATGAATACAGCGTTGAAGACGATGAAGATTTTGAGCATAAGATCGAGATGATTCACAAAGAAGTCAAGAAGTGGCACTGGTATGATCGTCAGATGTGGGAGCTTTACTACAACAGCGAATTAAGCATTCGCAAACTTGCGCAAGAAACCAAGATCAGCACCTCATCAATATTTAATACTTTGAAAAATGGCAAAGAGAAGATCCGCAGCAAGCACAAAAAGTAAGGGGCTTGGAGATACGATTGATAAAATTACCACTAAAACAGGAATCAAGAAAGTAGTTGAAGGATTAACTCCAGAAGGTAAAGATTGCGGCTGCGATGCGCGAAAAGAATTGCTTAACCGATTATTTCCCTACAACAAACCAGAGTGCTTAACAGACGAAGAAGCTGAGTTTATAGGCTCAATCATTAAGCTGGATAGAATAGATTCAGCAACGCAAACAAAGCTAAACACTATATATAATAGAGTCTTTCACGATAAACAAAAAAGCACTTCTTGCGCACCTTGCTTAAAAGATAGAATACAAAAATTAAAAACTGTTTATGATACCCACTACCAAGATTAAACTCAGCGACCTTAAACCGAATACAAATAATCCAAGATTCATTCGAGATGAGAAGTTTAAAAAATTAGTTAAGTCAATTCAAGAGTTTCCTCAGATGCTTGAGCTTCGACCTATTATAGTCGATGCTGATTACACAATACTTGGCGGCAACATGAGATACATGGCTTGCAAAGATTTACGAATCAAAGAAGTGCCAGTTATTGTAGCAGATGAATTAACTGAAGAGCAAGCTCTAGAATTTATTATAAAGGATAATGTTGGCTTTGGTGAATGGGAATGGGATATATTAGCAAACGAGTGGGATTCTTTTCAGCTTGAGGAGTGGGGATTGGATGTTTGGCAACAGCCAGCAGACGTAGACTATTCAATTCTTGACGAGGATGACGTTTCTGAGCAGCTTTCCGATATGACCAATGGTGTTAAGAAGGCAATACAAATTGAATTTGAAGCAGAGCATTACGATGAAGCCTATCAGCTTGTTAAGTTCTGGAGAGAGCAAGATGCCTACGTTGGGAAAATGATACTTGACTTCTTAAAAGCTGAAAAGAATAAGTTATGAAGATTGCAATACCATCATACAAAAGAGCCGACACCATCGTTTCTAAAACTCTATCCTATTTGTTAAATGATTGTTCGGTAGACCCATCGTGTATTACAGTTTTTGTTGCCAACAAAAAAGAGTTTGATGACTACAAAGCTAAAATACCAAAAGGAGTTAAAATAATTGTAGGACAAGAAACCTTGCGAGGTCAAAGGAATTTTATGGACTTTTTCTATGAAGTTGGCGATAAGGTATTGTTCTTTGATGATGACGTTGAAGGTCTGTACAAAAAGAAAGGTAACAAGACGGAACTGTTTAATAATCTGAATGCACTGTATGAAATTGGTTTTAATGAGTGCTTGAAAAACAACACCGCTATTTTTGGAATTTGCGCTGTAAACAACGGTTTCTATATGAACAACAAAATAAGCACGAACCTCAAGTATATTGTCGGATGTTTCTATGGTCAAATAATTACAAAAGACAAGCGTTTATCAGTCACCCTTGAAGATAAAGAGGACTTTGAAAGAACGATACTTTATTTCCAAAAGTACAAAAAAGTGGTAAGGCTAAATATGATAGCACCGAAAACCAAATACTATGACGAGGATGGTGGTATGCAAGTAACAAGAACCGAAGATAGGGTTACCGCGAGTGCGTTTCAACTCATTAAAAAGTACCCACAATACTGTTCTATTAACACAAAAAAGAAAAGTAAGCACACTGAGTTGAAGCTAAATAGTAGAGCAATATGAAACGAATTGATTTAATAAAAATAGAGCATAGCAGAAAGATAGGAGAGGCTTGCGAATACATAGAGCCAAATGTAACAGAAGATAGTATCTTTTATGCAGACGGTGAGCCAATAGGTTTTTACCTTTCTAAAATGCCTGAAAAGATGTGCAAACTTGCAGACTTAGCAAACTTAGAGTTTTTAAGCAAAAGAGTTCCAAAACAAGAAATGATTAGAACGAACTTTAAGGAAATAAAAGATGAAGCTGGAAAAGTAATTGGGTATACAGATAGACAGAAACTAAACGGAGGTGGAGTCGTTAAGCAAATGTCTACAATAATAGGCAGCACCGCTCCAAAACCGCATTTAGGCAGAAACTACCCTAATAGGCACTCTAACCATTCAGTAGAATCTTGCCAAACTTTTATAAAAGCAATGTTACTTCTTGCTAAAGAAAGCGAAAAGTTAATAAAAGAAATAATACCAGCTCAGTACGAAAAGCAGTTAGATTTATTTAAAGACACTAAGCCAAAATGGAAAATTGGTGAGCTTTTTACAAGTTCTATTTCTAACTTTAATATTTCAGCCGCATTCCATAAAGACGGACTAAATATGGAAGGTGCTGTAAATGTAATTATTTGCAAAAGATTAAACTCTAAAGGCGGAGATTTGCACATACCAGACTATGATGCCACGATAGGACAAAAGGATAACTCTATATTAGTTTACCCAGCTTGGAGAAACGTTCACGGAGTAACGCCAATAATACCAACTCACGAAGGAGGTTATAGAAATAGTCTAATATTTTATCCATTAAAAGCATTCAAAGGAATTTAATATGAACAAACAAAATTCAACACTAAAAAAGGCGATGATAGTTGCGCTTGAAAAATCATTAGGCATCGTTACAACGGCTTGCAAGACGGTTGGTATAGATAGGGGTTCACATTACAATTGGATGAAGGAGGATGAAGAATATCGCGCCTCAGTTGAAAGTATTGCAGACCTTGCTATTGACTTTGCCGAAAGTAGTTTGCACAAACAAATTCAAGACGGTAATCCAACGTCAACTATTTTTTATTTAAAGACCAAAGGAAAGAGAAGAGGTTACATTGAACGTCAAGAAATAGCACACGAAGGAATTAAAACCTTTGAGATTATAGAAGATGACGGGAAAGATAGAAACGAATAGAGTCTACCATCATCTCAAGTATTCAGAGAAGAAGATAATTGTTGAGCAAGGCGGTACAAGGTCTGGTAAAACATACAACATTCTGCTTTGGATTATCTTTTACTATTGCAACAAAAACACAGGTAAAACAGTTACAATTGCTAGAAAGACTTTTCCCGCATTGCGTTCATCTGTAATGCGTGACTTCTTTGACATACTGAGGAAGCACGAAATATACAACGAAGACTACCACAACAAAAGCAATAGCGAATATATTCTTAACGGCAATCTAATTGAGTTTATCAGCTTAGATCAACCGCAAAAAGTCAGAGGCCGAAAAAGAGATTTAGCATTTCTTAACGAAGCCAATGAATTTTATTGGGAAGATTGGCAACAAATTGTATTCAGAACCACAGGCCGTATAATACTTGATTACAATCCTTCTGATAGCTTTCATTGGATTTATGATAAAGTAGTGCCAAGAGATGATTGCGACTTCTTACAAACCACTTATAAGGATAATAAGTTTCTTGATAAAAGTATCAAGATGGAGATTGAGCGACTACAATTTACTGATAACGATTACTGGCGTATCTATGGTCTTGGTGAGCGTGGTAGTAGCAGGGCAACGATATTTCAATTTAGTGTAGTTGACAAGATACCGGAAGAAGCAACACATATATCAACAGGATTAGACTTTGGATTCACGAACGATCCAACTGCATTGGTTAAGGTGTATCAACTTGATAATGATTTATTCATTGACGAGTTATTGTATCACACAGGATTGACGAACCAAGACATAGCAGATAAGTTGAGCGGCTTTAGATTCAGTAGGCAAGATGTAATCTATGCGGATTCAGCAGAGCCTAAATCAATCGAAGAACTGTATAGGATGCGTTTTAACGTCAAGCCAACAGCAAAGGGTTCTGATAGTATCATGGCTGGCATTGACATCCTTAAACGCTATAATTTGAATGTCACGAAGACTTCTTTAAATGCAATCAAAGAGTTTCAGAACTACAAATGGATTGAAGACAAGAACGGCAACCTTCTGAATAAGCCAATTGATAACTGGAATCATATTATTGATGCAACTAGATATGCGGTTTTCAATAAACTTTCAAGACCAAACTATGGAAGGTATGCGATTAAGTAGTCAAGCTATGTGCTTTTATTTGTGTGTGTTGTAAAAAAAATGTTAAATTTTAAGGAAATAATTAAATAATACTTGTGAGTGTTAAGTATATGCTTATATTTGTCTTATGAAAAACAAAGAAACTATGATATTAATAACAGACAAAGGAGAAATTAAAGGTGAAGAGGTAAAAAACTACTACACTGGTAATCAAAAAAATCAAGTAGCCGTTGATTTTGAATACGAAGGAAGGA